AACCATCAACACTATTAGCTGATTTAATTAACGCTCAACCAGATGAAGATGCTGTGGAACGTATTCAATATAATACAAGTCAGTTTAAACGAATTATTAAAAGAAAATATTGGGAATGAAATGGATAGCATTTTTTAGTCAGACTGGATCTGAAATTGCAAACATCTCTAGACAAATAAAAAGATGGCCTGATCTAGTAGTCACTAATAAACAAGATAATAAAAATTTAAACATCGAGCTTCTCTATCATTATAGAGAAGGTACTGATGATAATATAATTAGATTACCGAAATGGCCAAAAGAAATGGATTATATTAGAGCAGCGGATGCTTTGAATTATTCTATTCTTAATGAGGACTGGAAGAAAGATGTATTTGTAACTTTACATGGTTATCTTAGAATATTACCTCGCGATTTTACTAGATCGTCTAATATTTTTAATGGCCACCCAGGAGCTATTCATATTCATCCTGAACTTAAAGGTTTTAATCCTCAAAAGAAAGCTTGGGAAGCAAACCATATTCGAGTCGGGTGTGTTATTCATAAAGTAACTCCCGAGCTCGATGATGGTCCTATTGTAGCTAAAACATTAATTGACAATAAGTTCGATACATACGAAGAACTAGAAAAAGGACTACACGTTGAATCTACGAAACTTTGGATAAATTTTTTAAATGAAAGAATACGAGACAATTAAAGCATCGGTTGAAAAAGATTACCCTGAGACATGTCACATGTTGAAGAATCTTTTAGAAGAGGAATATAGGCTCTTTATACGCAAACAATATGACTACGGACCTACAAATATTTCCGTTGGTCAAGACTTATCTAAACCTGATGGCCAACATGTTGCTAAGGCTGGACTAGTATTCCGTGTTAATGATAAAGTACAGAGACTCATTAATCTCATCATTAAGAAACGTAGTACAGAAGCTGCCAATGAACCTATTGTTGATGCATGGAAAGATTCAAGTTTATATTGCAAAATTGCTCAGATAGTCGATAATGGTACTTGGGGTAAATAATGTTAGTATCATTTACAGGTGCGCAGAGTAGCGGAAAAACTACTCTGTTGCGTCGTTTTTTAGAAGATCATCCATGGGGTAGTGTTGATGAAGTAACACGACGTATTCGGCGTGACGGTTTTACTATTAATGATGAAGGAACTGATTATAATGATACGCAGTTAGCTATCTTCGCAGATCATTTACAGAACATATTTACTTATAGCGGTAAACAAATGAATAATATTTTAGATCGCTGTATTGTAGATGGTTTTATTTATACGAGATATTTTCGTAAGTTAGGAAAAGTAAATGAATTTGTTGATAAAATGTTTAGCTATGCTCTAAAGAGATATATAGAAAAATATGATTGTATTTTTTATACTAATCCATATGATGTTCCTCTTATTAATGACGGTGAAAGATCTATGAGCGAAAGCTTTAGGAATCAAATTATTGAATTATATGAACATTTAATATTAAACAGATATCCTAATATTTATATACTTGAAGGTAGTGTAGAAAGTAGATATAATCAAATGGAAGAAATTATTGCTAATGTCAAAACTAGATAATAAAAACATAAGTAAGCATTTAGGTAAAACGAGTCAATATAAATCTGAATATGACCCTAAATTACTAGTAAGAGAGCCACGATCAAGTAATCGTAAGCATCTAGGTATTAAAGAAAAAGATTTACCGTTTATCGGTTGTGATGTATGGAATGGATATGAAATATCTGCTCTAGCGAATAACGGTGTACCTATATGTGGAGTTGCTAAAGTTGTATATCCAAGTGATAGTAAATATATTGTTGAATCTAAATCAATGAAGTTGTATTGGAATAGTTTTAATATGACTAAAATGGGAGATACCTTCTCACAAGTATATAAAAATATAGAAGAAACTGCTTCAAAAGATTTAAGCAAATATCTACAAACAGATGTACGGGTAACCGTATTTCCATGTCATACGGAATTTACTGACAATAATCCATATAATGATAGTATATATCAAAGACTAGAACGATCAGATGAAATAAACCCTGAAGGATATTATGTAGATGTTTATAGTGAAGATCCTAGTCTATTGACTACTAAACATAAAAACGCTACAACCGTACCATTTAAGGGTATGTCATCATTACTTAAAAGTAACTGTCGTGTTACTTCACAGCCTGATTGGGGTGATGTATTTATATCATTAGAAGGTACTGACCATCCTTCAGAAAAAGAACTATTAAAATATATTATCTCTTTTAGAGATGAATGTCATTTTCATGAGGAAATTTGCGAGACAATCTTTACTAGATTAAACAATACGTTTAATCCTAGATCTCTATTAGTAGCATGTTTGTATGTAAGGAGAGGAGGATGGGATATTAATCCTATTAGAACCACTCACGAATATCTAATAGATGAATTCTTCTGGGATCATAAAGTTCCGTGGATTAAGACCTTAAGGCAATAATCCTATATCGTTAAAAATCATAACAACACAAAAAAAGGGCGCTCTTTCGAGCGCCCTTTGCTTTTAATCTTATACGGATTATGAATAAGATGGGTTACCAGCAGCCGTAGCAACACCCAATCCAACAACAAATACTACATGGTAGTAGTTCGCTGCACCAAATAGGTGATCAACAACGCCGTAACGTGTTAACATACCCACTTTAGGATAGAATGAATCTGGATCAATCGAACGTTGAACCATAACTGGAATGTACGGACAGTAAATGATACCAGTATCATAATACTCAGGACCTTTATAACCAAGCAACGCGTACTCAATCTTAGCAGACTCAGTAGCAGTTGTTAAGTTGTAAGTAGCCTCTGTGCGTGTATCGCGGTAGATGTTAAAACGTCCACCAACGTTACCAACCTTAGCAACACCAACCGGCTGAGTGTTAACGTTACCGTCAACAGTCATCCAAGAGAACTCAGGGAGCATCTCAAGAAGTGCGCAAACACGAGGAGTTGCAACAACAAAGTTAGCAGCACCACGACGATTACGTACAGCAAGCCTGTTTGCTTCTACGATCAACCTCTGATAGAAGTCACGGTTTCTTTCAGCCATCCAACGAGCATCAGCTGTTGAAGACTTCCAGATTGAATAACCAATATTTTTACCAGCAGCTGTAGCGGCCTTGATCATACGAACAATCATTTCACGGTCGATCTCAGCTTGAATCTCGTAAGACATAGCATTTGTTAACTCAGCGTCAACATCAATACCATTCATGTTCTTAAGATCCTGCTCTAGTTCAACAGACCAACGAGCGTTCAACCTACGAGTACCAGCTTCAACAGCTGTCTTCTCGAAGCTCAACTCAACTGTAGGAGCTGTCTTACCGTTATCAAGCTCGAAAGCAGACAACGCAGCAGCGAAACCTTGATCAGTAGCATTGAAACCAGCAGACAACCAGTGAGTTGCTGGAACATCTGTATGATTACCAGTAGTACTATCTAATGCTGCACCAAGTGTAGCAGTAGCAGAAGCACCAGTAAATGCTGTATCTAAGTTGTTATGACCTAATTCACCAGTAGGTGCACCAGAAGAACCAGTGCCAGCAGAACCGGCGACTGAACTACCAAAAGGTACAGGTGAAATAGTATTACCATCAATCTTATTAGCAGTGTACTTATAGCGAAGTGCAAATGCGAGACCAACCGGACCACTCATTGGCTGAACACCAACGATTTCGTTAGTAATCAACTCAGGGAATGTACGGCGAATCATCGGAATAAGAATCTTCGGTAGACGGGCATCGCTTGCAGCATATGTATCTCCGTCATTATAAGTACCAGCACCCTGTCCAGCAGCCGGTGAAGGCGTACCAAACGATCCACTAGCGCCACCAGAGACGTTAGCTTCCTTCAAACACCATTCCTCTTGGTTCTCAAGAAGGATGGCGGTGTTCAAACGCGTATGAGCGTTATCAATTGCTGAAACTTTATCAGAGGTATAGTCCAATACAGGACTCCACTTCTCCAACAATGTTTGAGCTCGACTATTATCAATATAGTCTGTATTAGGACGAGTTTCTGTTTCGTTCATAATGTTATTTTCAATATTGTATCCACATTGGAGAATCAGGTAGTAAATACCTCATAGGTTAGATTACATTACAGTCGCATGTTAGCTAACTCTTGAGCATACATACTAGTTGCTGATTTAGGTGTATCTGAGCTCTCTGATACAGCTTCAACCTGTGCATCCTGTATTTTTGCTTCACTAGCAGCCTCTTCCTTAAGAATCTCAAGAGACTCTTGAGCTTTCTTATCGAACATATTAACTGTGTAATCAAAATTTTCTTCAATAAAAGTAAGATCTTTATCTGCAAATGTCTTTCTGACGAAATTGCTCTTCTTTTCATCAAGACCAACAAGCTTCTTCTCTAAGAAAACATCTTTCTTAAGAGTTTCAACTTCAGTGGTTAATGAGCTATTTGCTTTAGTAAGTTCTTCAATATTCTTTTTAGACTCTTCAATAGTATTCTTCCCATCTTGAACAGCCTCTCTAATAGATTCATTAGCAAGTACCATATCTACTGAAAGCATTTTACGAATCTCTTCCAACACTCCCATAGCTCTCTTATTATTAGTAGCTTCTTCGATAGTAGCTGCTGGAACTGCTTCTGCGATATATGAGTCAAGATAATCAGAAACAGATTCAACAATTGTATCTTTTAAACCACCAGCCTCTTCATTAAGAGCAGTCTGATATTTACGAACAACATTCTTAAGCTTACGAGCACGGTCAGCATCTACGGCTTCAACAACTTTTTTGAGTTTTTTCGTGTGATCGTTGTCTATCGTTTCCATGAGCTGGCCTAGCTTCTTAGAGTGCTCATCGTCTTGAGCCGCTAAAGCAGCTTCAGTGGCGATCTGAGCACGCTCCTCAGACTTCTTTTCTACAGCTTCTGTAAACACTGTTTCGATTTGCTCTAGACTTTCTTCTGTGAGAACGTCTTTTCCAACTTCTTTAAGTAAATCAGTTATCTTGCTCATAATTAAAATAAATTCTTTTTAGTTGCTTTTGCGATACTAGTTTTTAGTTTCGCCTCTACAACTGCCTTTAAATCTTTATTAGCAGCTGCATAGTTTTTGTCAATAACATTACTGACAAACGATTTGATCTCTTGTTTTTGATCCATCATAATTATTTATCGTTTCTTAATGGTTTTTTTAAATGTTTTTAATGAAAGCAATTATTTTATTTGTTAAATAATCACTTACATCCTTAGATGGTAAATTCTTTAAACCCTCTTCAAATTTATCATAATGCTCTTCAAACTCTCCTTTACGGTTTAAAATCCATTGTTTTGACTCTAAAATACCGTTAACAAAGGCATCAGAATATGACGGATCTGCTACACAATCAATGGCAACCAATTTCATTTCTGTAACATGACCTACATCAGAACCTGTATCCTGATCAATTTTTCCTAATGCACGAGATGACATACCAACACGAACACCATCTAAAACTAAATTCTTTACTATAGTACCTGTAGGGGTATTTAATACTTTACTCTTACCGTAAAATATATTACCATCTTGTTTCATTTCGGTAACTATATGACATGCTCTTTCTAAGTCTACTTCCGCTGTAGTGGGATGATTCAATTCACCCATGGCACGGTCTTGTTGAATCATTTCTTTGTCATATCTACTTACTTCTTCTACCATATTATCTAAATCGTAGATACGTTTATTTTTGTTAACATCAGACGCCATCATATAAGGGCCTTTGATATATAATCGTTCCCCTGACTTAGCGTTCTTTTCTTCAACAATATATTCGAACTCAGACGGATCCGTTTTTTCGATTAAAAGTTTAAAGGCCATAACTGTTATAAAATATTTATTGTCTCTTCTAGTTTTTTCCGCTAAATAATTGCTTTTCTGTAAGAATTAAAAACTTATATCCATGATCATCTGCCCAGTGTTTTGCTGCTTTCCATTTAGCTTGATTGATAGAATAAGTAACTTGTTCATGAAGTAAAGTACTTTGCTTCTTTCTTCCTCTCATAACTGGTGGTTGGGTTTGACTGTAAGGTTTAATTTCTACTAAATATTTTACCCTATGTCCACGTTCATTTAGAACGAGACTATTGTCAACATAGTACTTGTGAGTTCTAGTATCAACAGGACTAATATACGGTACTACTATACCTTCACTAGTCCATTCTAAAACATTTGAATTATAATCACACCATCTAAAAAAACGAAGCTCCCAAGAGCTTCTATACTGTGGATATTTTTTACCTAGAAATTTTTCTCTATATAAAGGTCGATATATACCTTGCTTAAAATTACCTTTTTTAGGAGGAGCCATTACCCTACAAAAAACATTGGAGGGGCAGCATCTCCAAACCCAGGAGAAGCGCCGGTCATTAATTGCTCTTCAAGATATTTCTTTTCCTCTAAACCTTCTTGCAAGATAGATGTATCTAAGCTTGTACCTCCAAATAACTGAGCATTACCATATTTACCTCGAACACGACCTAGAGATATTTTAGTGAGAGCTAAAGCATATTGATACACCCATGGTTCAACAATTAAATCAACTATAGGTTTTTCTACATAACAACTAACCACACCATAAAAATCATTACCACCAGTTTTTGGTTCAGGTATTAGTCTCATGAATTGTGTGCGATCATCAAATGTAAAATATCGCTTAGTAGAGAGCATTTTAGATCGAGTTTCTAACCACTGCTTTAATATGTACCAACTAATTAAATCAAAACCGTAATTACCCATTGCGTAACTAAAGTACGTTTGTTGAGCTAATGTTTGTTCAATTGTAAATAATGTATTTAAACTATCACTAGATGATTCATCATAACTGTGAAGAGAAATTACTTTCCTACTTGACCTTGTTAACCCATCCCATCTACCTATTCTCGATACAGTAGATGTAAGAGCAGTAGTCGTTGTTTCATCTGCTAAAGTATCTTGTCTTGTAGCATTAATTGTTCCTGCTTGGGTAGTATTAGAATTAAGAACCACACCAACAGAAACATTATTAGTAAAACTACCAGCATGTGCTTCAGTTGCATCTCCAGGTACAGCACTAATTTCAAATATCTCAGTAGTGGTAGTATAGACATCACCATATTGAGTTAAACTAACATCAACACTAGAAAGAGATGTATTAGCAGAAGATAAAGTAACCACTAAAGCTTTAGCTACATGAGCATTAGAATCAGCAAGGTTAATTGTAATTGTATACTCAGATGGATCAATAACTGTATCACCTGAGTCAAATGAAAAAACTGGTATAAATCCAGTATCATCTGCTCCAAATGCTATAGAAGTTACTGAAGGTAAAATAGAACTTTGTCCTACTGTAACTTCAACTTCGTCAGTATATGTACCAGTTAGTTCTGAAGTTAACGTTAATAGATCAGATATATTAACTCCCTTACCTGCTACATACTTACCACTATTAAATACTAAATGCTCTTCTGTATAACCCGCGTATTTACTAAACATCTCACAAGCCATTGCGATGTTAGTATATATTTGATTACCATGAAGTTCTAAGCTAACAATAGGGTAACCTAAAGCATATGTAATCCGATCTGCTAGTCGAGAATAACTTTTAACTTGGTTAGCAAGATATGTAGAATATAAATGACTTCCAGCACTTAAATATGTATCTTTCCATGTATCTGTGGCCACATAATTATTTATGTCGGCAACGCTGAAGTTTCTCCGCCTGGAGTTGGTACAGGTTCAGGAGCTGGACCCTCTCCTCCTGGAGCTGCTCCAGGAGCCGCGGCAGGACCCATATCAGGTGGCATTTCTTCTCCACCAGGACCGACTGCACCACCAGGTGCAGCTCCACCAGCTGGAGGTGTTGCACCTCCACCAGCAGCCCAATCAGCACCACCGCCTCTAATTTGTTCTAACTCATGTTGTAATGCTGCATCTTTACGCAACCACTCTCTGTTAGCTTTTATTTGTTCATCAGTCCATCCAAGAAATTCTTTTTGACCATACCCTTGAGAAATAGATTCATTACCAGTAATGTTAGTAAAGTTATTAAGTTTAAGATCTAATACTTGTTGTTTACGTAATTCGAAATAATTACGTGGATGTACGAACTCTAAATCAAACCCGTTCTCCCTAAGTTCAAATTGCTTCCATACATTCCTTAATTTAAGGTGAGTAATAAATGCATCTTTTAAACCAGCAGCAAATTGCGCTTGTAGTCTAACGATAAAATTAGCGAACTTTAATTCTTCTCTTAACACATTAGCATCAGCACTATATTGCGAATTATCTGTATCAACTCTATTAGTTGGTACCTTGAGTGCCTTGTATAACTTTTTAACAAAATAAACTAGGTCTTGTAATTCACCTAAATTTTGACCACCAGGTAGAGTATTAACTTCTGTACCAGTACTACCTTCTCTCTTTGGAAACCAGTAAGCATCTAATATAGATTGTGGATTAAATGACTGGACTCTTTTATCTTCATCAAGATTAAAAGATTTCTTACTCCAATAATTTTGCATTAACTTACGAATATAACTTTCTGCTTTTGGAGGACTCATTGTTCCAACATCAACATC